CCGAGACCATCGGGTACTTCGACGGTCTGTAACCAGAAGGGGGCTTTATGGCCAAGGGAACCAAACCAACTAAGAGCGAAGCGGCTTCGGCCGCTTCCAGCTCCAAAGCGGATAACGACGCGGTGGACGCACAGAAGAAAGCCGCCGAAGCTGTTCAGGCCGCAAAGAACGCTGCGGCGAAAGCTGCCGTGGATCGTGCTGTGAATAGCAGCGACATTCCGGAGGAAGTGGAGACTGTCATTGTGACGGTCCCCAAGCGGTTCGTGCTTCGCCTGTCTCACACCGTGGAGCGTACTATCGAGGCTGGTGTTCAGAAGATCGAAAAGGAAATCGCTGAACACTGGTGGTGTAAGAACAACGGCATGCAGATCTTTGATCCGGACGCGCCTATTCCCTCCGAGGACGAGGTGTCCAAGATCACTGAGAACGCCGTGACTCCTCCGGAAAACAAAGAAGGGTCTGAGAGCGAGTAATCCTGGTCGGGCAGACAGCACAGGGAAGTGCCTGCCCTTTATTGGAGAAGCAAATTATGCCTCTGGAACAAAGTTCATCCAAAGAAGCTTTCGAGCATAACGTGGAAAAGGAGATTGAAGCTGGTAAGCCTCCGAAACAGGCTGAAGCGATCGCCTACTCCACCCAACGGGCCAACGACGCAGAGGAATTCAAGCCGTCTTACGAAGAAACTGTTCCGGAGCAAGTGAGCGCCGAAGAGATCCGGGAAAAGACGGTCAACGGAGGTTACTGACGTGGCTCGCACCGTTCACCTTCACATCCATAGCTTGGTTGGTGTTCGCGACGCAAAGGCGCGGAGACAGGCTTGGTTTACATCAACGATCGCAACGGCAACTTGACCGATGACTTCTAGGAGGCGCGCTATGGCAAAGGCAAAGAGCAATGTCGACAAGGCCCGTGCCGCAGCGGTCAAGGCGCTGGACGAGCGCTATCACGACGCGCTGGAGTCTATGTTTGACGCACTGGCCGACGACTCAACGGACAATGTCCGTGTGCGTCGGTCTTACAACTTCGGTGTTCCTGGTAACGCTGAGGTGAATTCAATCCTCGACAAGTTCGAGGTTGAGAGGTAACCGATGACCATCGACGTTGCACAGTTTCGAGCCGACTACCCTGAGTTTGCTTCGACAGCAGATTTTCCGAATTCAGCCGTGCAGTATTGGTTGAAGGTCGCCTACAGTTTGCTGAATGCATCACGCTGGGGAGCTCAGCTTGATCTCGGGGCAGAACTCTATGTGGCTCATAATCTGTCCCTGGAAGCTCGCGCCCAAAAGGAAGCGCAGAACGGAGGAGTTCCTGGGTCTCAGTCTGGGCCCATTTCCAGTAAGTCCGTAGACAAGGTGTCGGTCAGCTACGATACTGGAGGGGCTTCCGAAGAAGGGGGTGGCCAGTGGAACTTGACCATTTACGGGACACGTTTCTACAATCTGGCGAAGAAGATGGGCGCGGGGCCGATCTACATCGGCGTAGGTTCTTCCCCGCCCTTCAGCGGACCGGCATGGCCTGGACCTGATGTAACCCCTGGACCGACGAACTTCAGTTAATGGCTGTCAAAAGCGCATCTAAGAAGTTGATGGATCGCACCGCAAAAATTGCGAAGGATCTCGATCGCCTAACGCGAGAGAACGTTTTGGTCGGCGTACCTGGAAAAACCGACAAGAGGAAAGAAGGCGAAGTGACTAATGCGACGCTCGCGTTCATACACGATCAAGGTTCTCCTGCGCAGAATATTCCGGCTCGACCTTTTATGAAGCCGGGAATCAAAGCGGTTCAGAAGCAGATCACGAGTATTCTTCGTGCTGGAGCGATGGATGTGCTGAGCGGACAAAGCGGCGCTGCGGAACGGGCTCTAAACAAGGCAGGACTCACGGCTTCTTCTTCTATCAAGAATGTCATCAACGAAGGTATTGCCCCTCCCCTGAAGTGGAGCACGGTCAAAGGCAGACTGAGAAATAAGATCGCAGTAAAGGGAGCCAAAGCGGCTCTGGCGCACGGAGGTGACATGCCGGATATGGCGGACGCGAAGCCTTTGGTGGCTACAGGTCAGCTTCGTAATTCTATTACTTACGTCATACGGGATAAGAAGAAATGAGCGGCATGGATTTCTCAGACATCTTGGTTGATCCGCTGCTGAGCGATCGGTTTAGCGTAATACGTCGTAAGGAAGTGATCGATGTGCATGGTCGTTCTACGATCGTAGCCACGACATTCCCTAACGTGGTTGGCGTCGTAACTCCTATCAGTCCTAGCGACTTAGATCGACAAACCGATTATCAGAAGATGAGCCGTTCTATAAGCGTGGTTTGTAGCTTTTTCCTGCAAGGAGAAGTGGAGGGGTACCAGCCCGACTTGGTTGTGTGGCGTGGAGATCAGTATGTCGTCAAGTCCATAGATCCTTATCCTCAGTTTGGAAAAGGGTTCATGCAGGCTGAGTGTACTAGCCAAGATCGGGTGGACGTGGTATTTCCTCAGACAGCACCGACACAACTGGCATTCAACGTCTTTAATAACTCCGGATATCTGGTGACCCTATGATAGTTACAATTCTCGATTCTAATGGCAGCGCCCAGTCGGTCATCACAAAGAGCCAGGAAGCGATTGTAGACGCTTCCGGGTCTATCAACACGACCAACACGGCGCAGAACATCGTCTCGGCCAACGCAGCCCGTAGTGGTTTCGTGATGCAGAACACGGGGCAGAACGACATGTATGTCAGTGACGTAGGTGCTGCTGACGCCGGGGTGACTTCTTTTCTGGTGCCTCCGGGCGCGATGTGGCCCCCTGCAGATTATCCGGTGAGTACCGGGGCCATCAGCATCTACGGTACAGCGACAGATACGTTCGTGGCACGCGAGTGGTGATAGATCATGGCTGATTCCAGTACAGGTGGATTTCTTACTCCGGCAGCAACGCCTGCGCCGATCGAAGGAGATGCGCTTGTCAACTTCATTCAGGAATGGATCGTTGGAGTCACTGGTATTTCAGCATCCTTGTGTCGTCCTCGCTGGCAGCCGGAGCCTCCTAATATCCCTAAAGACGGGACGACGTGGCTTGCCTTTGGCATCACAGAAACTGAGTCGGATACGTATGCCGTGGAGTTACACGACCCGACAGCCAATGGAGGTAAAGGTTCTTCTCAACTTCGCAGGCATGAAGTTTTAGAAATATCTGCAACCTTTTACGGTCCGTAGGCAGAAACCTATGCAAGGCTCCTTCGGGACGGAGGGCAGATTGCACAGAACAGAGAAGTTTTGGATCAGAATGGATTTGGCCTTGTAGACGGCGGTGAAATCCGTACTGTACCGGAACTTATCAAGGAAAAGTGGGTCATGCGGGCTGACTTGGTTTTTCACATTCGGCGTCAGGTGGTCAGAGAGTACACCGTGTTCAATATTCTTTCTGCGAACGGCACGCTGGACAACGAACACGAAGTAGATTCCTTTAATACCTGAGGAGTAAGAAATGGCTAACGAGCTTTCTATCAATCGCCTTATTAAAGCGACTCTGAACCTCTCGCCCACTGCGGCGCAGATGCAGAACATCAACACGCTGTTGATTCTGGGTACTTCTGATGTCATAGACGTCATTGAGCGGTATCGGGTCTACACCAGCATCGATGCAGTCGCTACGGACTTCGGCACCAGCTCGGAGGAATACCTCGCCGCGCTTCTATGGTTCGAACAAGCCCCTCAGCCATCCACCTTGCAGATCGGTCGATGGGCGAACGCCGCGACGGCGGGTAAGCTGATGTGCGCCCCCCTCACGACCGCTGAGCAAACGATCGCAACGTGGACGGCGATTAGCAACGGCTCTTTCGACGTAACCATCGATGGAGCAGCCGCGGTGACTATTTCTGCGCTGGATTTCAGCGGAGAAACCAATCTCAACGGAGTCGCGTCTGTCATCAATGCGGCGCTTACCGGGGCGACTTGTGTGTGGAACGCGACCTACAGTCGGTTTGAGTTCACCAGCGCCACCACCGGAGCGACTTCTTCCATCAGCTTTTTGACAGCTGGTGGGGTCGGTACTGACATCTCCGGCATGCTCAAGGGCTTGTCCACAGATTCAGGCGCTTACGTGGCGGACGGCATCGCTGCTGAAGCGGCGTTGGAAGCAGTTACTCTGTTCGACAATCAGTTCGGTCAGAGTTGGTATGCCGCCGTCATCCCTTCTGCCGTCAGTGCTGATCATTTGGATGTGGCGGGATACATCGAAGCTTCTGCGAATAAGCACTTGTACGGAGTGACGACTCAAGAAGCGGGGGTCTTGCTGGCCAGCGACACGACCAATATCGCGTACCAGCTTCAGCAGTTGTCGTATGACAGAAGTGTTGTTCAGTATTCTAGCGGAAATTCTAACGCTGTCTGTTCTCTTCTCGGCAGGGCG